GAAGATGTATCCATAAATACTACGTCAGAATCACTTGACATAGAGAAGTCCGACGAAATATTGTTGTAATTTCTTTTCAGGTCGTCCCAAACTCTATCGTTAATTTCTTTGGTTTTTAGATAACCGCCATTGTTAACAACCACACTATTTTCTGTGGAGGATATAGAATCTAAACTGACTTGTATACTAGAAGTTGATACTATCAAACTAGACGTTGATACTATCTGAGTTGAGATTTGACCGGTTGAATCGTTAAAGTTTAAGTTTGAATTTGTGCTTAAAGTCCCGTTTGTATCTGATATGTATAACATTCTACCGGTTGAAAAACCAGCGACGGGCATTCTGATCGAGGAGCTAGGGTCTAATACAAGATTTCCATCACTAGTTGTGATCGTTAAATCACCAGTAGATGATCTAGTTATGCTTGAGCCGTTTGTATCCAGATTGCCGCCCAGCTGAGGTGTAGTGTCTTCTACTATGTTTTGCAAAGCAGTTGCTGCGACACCAGAAGCCTGAGTAGCTATGCCAGATACCGCACTTATATCCTCAGACGTTACATCTCCTTCGCCACCAATAATAGACCCATTAAATCTAAGTGTGCCATTATCATTGTATAATATATTAGTTGTAGAGGGCGGTACGTAGGAGGGCAGATTTATACCACTAACTTTAATGCCACTGGTGCTTAGTGCTCCATCGTTACCTATACTTGCAAGCTGTGTTCCATCAGACTTCTCCCAAACCTGAAGATCGGAAGTCGTTAGAGGTGCCCCTTGAACCGTTAGTACTGGGTAAGCTGTTGCTTTACCGTCAATATAAACACCAGTATCAGAGCTAGCTTTAAGTATAAAGTGTGATTTATTATATGTTGAAAAACCTTCTGATCTAGATAGTGCTATATAGTCTGTGGATGATGAGACTAAACCCGCAGCACCTTCTCTGGCATAGACATAACCAAGTGTTGGTGACGCAGTATTACTATTAGGGTTATTCTTGAGGCCTAGGGTCCAAGTTGGCGAGGCTTGATCGTTAATATGTAAGGCTATAGTCTTTTTGTCGCTGTCATCTCTATAGGCATGAATAAAGTTGCCCGCCGAATCGGGTCTAACTAAAGTTAACATACCACTAGACAAAATACCGCTAGAAACATCTAGCTTTGTACCAATGAACCCACTAGCTGAAACATTAAAGTCTGGATCTTTAAGGAAAGCTTTTGAAGAGGGTAAAGCACAAAAAACAACTGACGCACCCTCTAGTGTAATCTTGGAGCCGCCGCTAGAACTCGAAAAAACTACATCTCTAGAAAGAGAGTTAGTTGCTGAAGAATAAACACCCTGTCCGACTTCCCAGCGTGAATAATTTTCTATTACATAATAGGTTGTATTTCCGTTGCCAATGCCATCAGAAAAAGTTTGGAATGCACCTATAGCACCGCCTAAGACAACCGATCCGGTGCCGGTAGTCGATGAAGACTCTTTAATTCTGTCTGATATTTTAAACATTAAATTTAATCCCTGTTAAGACATGACGGCTATAGACTCACGCCTGCGGCTAAATACATTCATGTAAAAAATTTCCGAAAAGGCAACGTCCTCAGTCCCATCATCTCGTATGTGTACGGCTTTGATTCTAAACTGTCTCCGAGGCAGGATATATTTATCGCACCAATCTTCATGTATAGTTCTAGATGATCCAGCCCCTGTAATATGAGAATCATACTTTTTAGACTGAGCCAGTTGGAAGTACTGGAACAATCTGTCACTACGATTGTTGTTTGTAAAGGCTCTTAGGTTGAAACTCAGGGGTGGGTGATATAATCTACTTGTAAAGCTGAGATATTGGTTGGGGCTATCAAGACCTTGAAATAATGGGTTTGCTGCCCCCATAGATTCTCCTGCGGCAGTAGTCAGAAAAGGACTTTGAAATAAATAGGAAAATCCAAGTTGACTTACGTTGTCGCCATTTATTGTTTTGTTCGCCTGGTTTTTATGGAATGGAAATGGAATGTATGGCCAACGAATACAATTATCCGCTGGGACTATATCTAAATCAAGTAGATCCGGCGTAGTTGCAAAGCGGGAGTTTTGGTAAAAGGGAATGTGCTGAATGCCACGACGGTGAGGCTTGCTTTCAAGGCCACTTTTAATAAAAAAGGTGTGGATGTCGTTGTGAAATTCAACATTTGGAGAAGGTGATCCCACATCGCGGTATCTGTATGTTCCGTCCGACATTTTCGCAGTTGGGTAGTTCTTTGACCTGTCAGAAAAAACCATAGTCTTGTAATCTCTAATATAATAAGTTTTATGTACGTCTCTTGGGTTTATTGCGGGATCAATAGTGTTAACAAATCTGCAAAACTTTCCAGTGTCACCATAATCGCCATGTTGGGTGTGAGGACCGGTAGCACCAAAGGGACTAACGAAGCCGCCAAGTGAACCGACCGTTCTGTCAAAAACGCGGTCATCTTGTACAAAGGTTTCGCCTAAAGCACCGCTGTCTAAACCAGGTTTGCCTGTTACATTGTGACCGGTTAGCCTGTCCAGTCCCGGTGGAAGGTAGCTACTCTGCCTCGCATCTACAATCTCTGTCTGATTTGGAAACGTACCATTGCGATCTGGTATCATCTTTCTGTAAGACCAACCATGATAGTTGGTATACTTAAACAAGAATACTTTTCCGGGTCTAGAGAGTCTGTGAAAATCTTCATTACGTTCAGTGATGTAAGACTTATCAGTATTCCTGTTAGAAAACATCCCCCTATCGTTCGTTGATTCTTTAGGGGTGGGGAATCTTTCATTCATAACAACTACGTGATCGGGACCGCTCAAGGGAGCTTCATTTTCGGATTTAAAAAGAACGTTCGGGTATCGGTAAAAGGGAAAGGCGACTTCATAACCGGGTGGGTCTATGTAATCAATGTTGTTATTGAGGCCCTGGTGAATATGCGGGCTAATGGTGCTTTCACCATAACTTAATGAATTTTCAAGGGCTATATCAACAGGATGACTGAGAACAATCTGTGGTTTATCAAAATTCGAACTGTGAAGTGGATAACTATCTGGACCAATGTGAAAAAAGGGGGCGGGGGAATTTAAAAAGTTGCTTCTTATACCTCGTGATGGTATATCTTTGGCATAAAATAAATCAGACTTTCTACAGTTCCAACCGGTTTTGAATTGACCACCAGCATGAACATACGTCTGATACAAGGTTTTACTGCCCCGACGTTTTTCTATCTCATCAGTGCTAGTTCCGGTCCTCACGCTTGGGTAAATATACTGACACATCCCCATTATAAGATCGCTGTTGTCGTTACGGAATCTTCTGGAGGGGGTAAAAACAAACGCATTGCCAGCAGCCTCCATATTAACCAGATGGCAGCTAGCTAACTCTAAGAGATACCCATTCGCCTCGCTAAATACAACGTCAGGTTCAACAAAGGCGTTCGTAGCTGGTGAATCAGGTATGGAGAATAGAGAAGTGTTAAACCAGTTATTGTGAGTACCGTCAGGAAGAGTAAATAGCCCGAAAACGTTCCGCTCTCCCGTCCTAGTATTTGCCCAAAGATCAGCTGTTCTTGCTGGGTTAAAAGTAGGCGAAGAGCCAGTAGTGGTACTGTTATTACATGCAGAAACTACTAGTTTATCACAGGCTGCATTCATTGAAGCGTCATAACCCATCGTGTAAAATAAAAGTTCAAAACTTCCTGAGCCGTTACTCTCTTTGAGAACATAAATACATTGACGGGCATCTTTTAGTAAAAGATACTTATCGTTCTCAGAAGTGTTTTCCTCGTTATTTACGTGCTTAACTTTAAAATCTACAATCCTGCAATTTTCCAAGAACCTTCCGTTCGAGCCAACATCTGGCCTGTGATCTAGGGGGAGGTCGTCTCTAAGAATCGTGTTTAGATCTGTGGATATGACCTTAAACCAATTTCCAGGGGCATCGTGGGGCGGACCATCTGGAATACCATCTGGGTCGTATTGGTATATCTCAATCTCTCCAGGTTTTGTTGTGATATTGGGTTGTCTAGCTAGATAAAGAGTCGTAGAGGTGGAGTCATTGAGAGTATAACGGTGGCACGCTAGTTTGGCTACACCACCACTAGATGTATTCCCGCCAGAAATAAGGTCTCCTATTTGCACCCATTCGTTTTGCAACCAATCTTCAGAAGATTTAACTCCCAAGTGTAGATTGTTTTCTCCGTCCTTTTCGTTCGCAGTACGCAATAAAAAGTGAGCTAGGTTTCTGGTGTCATATGGGTAACTACCAACTGTGTATGTGCCCTCCATCGTACCACATAGTGGGTTACCCTTACCTCCGTAAATAAATTCCTGAGAGCTGAGGCTATCAAAATCAATTAATGGTCTTTTGACGAAAACTTTGGTTTGGTTTCTCTGGGTTACCGCCATAAAATCAACAGGAATGTCATACGTTTTAAACCAGTCTGGTGCGTGTGCTACTCTAAACAGCTTGGCGTCACCGTTTTCTGGGTAATCTTTAAGGAGCGGCAAACTTCCTCGACGCTTTTGTGTTCCTAGGTCGCCGGGGTGGGTTATGCTTAATAAGTCAATTGAGTCGATTGGCACGTGTTGGTAATCACTAACAGACACTTTGTGTGTCTTTGCATATTTTAAAGGTATACGTGAGTGATTATGCGTATCTTCTATGTTTATGGTCCTATGGTTAAGTGTATTCGCGTAAGATACATCTAATGGAAATAGATCAGAAAAGCTATCCAATTGGTTTCCATCGGCATCATACCGTAAATCGCCTAACGGGTTGGGTTCGACGGGGGACAATCGGCTAGGTTTAATGTCTCGTTTTTGTAAAACATAGCTTACTGCTCTATCATATATCTTTTGATCGCCCTTTAATAGATTGACCCCAAGTTGAATACCACGTATAGGTTTTTTAAAGGTGTCGAGGCTGCACGCGGATTCAAATAGAGAGATGTCCCTTTCATCCGACTTGATATCCAGCAGTTCAAGCGTATACTCACTATCAGGCTCTTCACTTAGAGTGGGAAAACAATCCGGAGTGGCAGTAAGAAGCTTTCTAAAATCAGAAGCATCAGCACTGTTGCAGCACTCATGGTGTGTAAAACCTGAAAAGAAAGCCTGAGTTCTGAGCTTGGTGTTTGTCAAGGCCCGGGTACCAACCGGGTTAACAATATCCTTTCCCGCTGCCCGTATCGAATTGAGAAGTGTTTTATATTTAAAACCAATGTCAGTAGTGTCAAGGGCTAACTTGTTAATCAAATTCCTATCTGATAGTACGTCAATGCAAACCTGTGACGAATTGTTAAACAAATCTTGTGCCTCAGTTGATGACGCATTAATCATTTGATTAATTCGAGACCACCAATTAGCTTGACCAAAGACGTGTTTATCTGCGTAATCTCCATAGTATCTATAATATGAGAAGTCAAAAGTATCTCGACTATAGTTTTCTGGATATCGAATCTTGGGTGGTCTTTTTCCAATGTACCCAGGAAGATAGAAAGGGAAAATTTCTAAAACAATGTGAATCCTGTTTGGATAGGCAGATCTATAAGCATTGTATTCGTTGTTGGTTTCTTCGTAGGTTCGGGATTGAGTATAAGTCGCACGACCGGAGATGTAACCAGATTTCAACGTGCTACCGAGAAAAACAATATTAATCATGTCATCGCAACTGGTGGGCGATGAAGGCGGATCGGGTGTATCGGGTGTATCGGGTGATCCGGGTGAACAACAAGCGTTACAAGATTTTTTAGGTGGTCTACCCATTAGTTTCTCCTAGCAACTTACCCATAGAGGTCTGTATTCATCGCCTATTTTAATCGCTACAACGTAAGCACCGGAATCGCCAGTCAAGCTAGAATCTCTATTGGTTATCGTAACCGTTCCTCCTCCCCTCAGATTTAAAGTCTGCTGATGAGAAGAAGTTGGATTTGAATAATTACCAGCAGCTAGCGGGCCAGTTAAGACCCCTTCTACGACCAAATCCGCAGTACCACCGCCACCGTGATTCGTATAAACTCCGTTGCAGTCAACACTAGCAACTAGAGTATCATCACAATACCAAGTTTGAACATAGTTATTGGAGTTTGCAGCATGAATAATACTATCTTTTCTAACCTCTAGGGGTGCCGTTGGCGAAAGTCTAGCATCACCAATAGAAATATTTCTAGTGTTAGTAGTACCCGCAATTGTATTTTGTATGTTAAGGCGGTCAGACAGTGTTTGCTGATACATCAACCGTTCATTATCGTCTTTACCAGTGATAATCTCTATGTTGTTTTGGTTGTTTTCATCTAAGTTGGCATCCTCGTTTCCACGAAGTGCGTTAAAACCAATAGCGATAGAAGAGCTGGTATTGGCACGCTGACCAGCATTGACACCGATGAAGACAGATTTATCTGCTTCTGAAGCAGCATTACCAGCGTCCTCACCTATGAAGATAGAGTTTGTAATTGAGTCCGCGTTATTACCAGCGTTGTGACCAATAAAGATGACGCCCTTCTCAGAAATGGCAGTATCTGTTGTAGCGTCTGTACCGGCGTTGCTACCAATAATAACAGCGTTTCTCCACCCCTTCGCACGTTGTGCTACATTACACCCAATTAGAACGCTGTCATAAATTTCTCCTACGTTTACGCTACCTCTTTGTTCTGCTTTTGTAATCAGTACATTGCAGTTTTCAGCCATCGTATCCGTCTGGTCGCTAACGTAAGCGGCAAAACCTTGAATAGACATCTTGGCTACAGATGAAGAGTCAGTTCCGTCTGTTTGTACTGCAACAAAAGTATTGTCACTAAGTATATTGGAAGAAACCTGAGTAGCAAGCTTAAGGCTAGAGTAATCTAAAACAAGACGATTGGTGCTGTCTTCTACCTTTTTATTTATTCCAGAAGTGCCCGCAAGTGGTAGTAAGTCGATATGACTCAAACCAGACATTGACGTTTCATCTGCAAACCTTATAGCACCCTGTATTTTAAAGTCACCCTGTAGCTCTGCATACGGCCTATTAGGGTCCGAGTCTATTTGATATGTTGGAACATTTGTTAGTTTAGAGGCAAACGGATCTAAGCGGAATAGCGTTAATTTTACATCCTCGCCGTTTTCAAAATTAAACTTTAGATCATTTTTAGGATTATCAGTACCAACTCTAAGATCGTCAACAACTGAAACCACCCTCGTTCTTCTACTCTCGCTAACGTCATTTTCGTCTGTGATTTTAAACTCAGCACCCTCTTGAATAGAAAGAGACTTACTGTTGAAAAACAAGGATCTGCTAGTGGCATTAAGGTCACCAGAAATTATTGGTGTGTCTCCAACACCTATTGCTAGAGTTTTGTCAGCCGGTAGCTCAAGGTTATATAGATCTCTCCCCAGAAGGATGCAGTCGTCTATGCTTCCAAGCTCACTTGTTGAACCAACTAGGTTGTTATCTCCAAATATTACATTATTCGCTGCTCCACCATAATTGGTTAAACTGTTAGAGCCTACAACGGTGTTATTCAACACTGATATTGAGAGTGAAAGTGAGTTACCCGGAATAACTCCTAAACCACTACCGGCTGCATGACCTATAAGAGTGTTGTCTCTTGTCGGATTCGTTTCGGAATAAAGGTCATGTCCTGCACCCCATCCATAATAGGTGTTATTACTTATAGTATCAACAGAAGGTCTAGTGCTAGGTGTATACCAACCACCGTAAGTGTTCCCATTATGTCCAAATATAAGACCATCAGTAGATACAGAGGGTTCTAAGTCCTGACTTAATACTAAGTTGGTTTCGTTACCTCCGTCGTCTTTAAAGAACAAAGCTTGGGTTCTACCGCCGGTTGTGAAGGGTTTGACAAATATCTTACCGAAGTTTGAGTAAGTAGCGGGTGAGCTAGCTTGCTCGTGCATTGAAATCGTTCCACTGTCTGAATGACCGTAGCAATCGTAAGAAACTGTCAATGGTGCGTGAGGGTAAACTCTTCTGTCGTAACCATTGCCTGCATCGTTAGGTCTTCTTGTTAAGCCAACTCCAACGTAACCGTTTTCCGCTAAAGTTATATGCGAAAACTCTGCACCCTCGCTACCACTTGCTCGGATTAAAGAGAAGTCAACAACAGGATTATTACCACCGTTAGGGTCTACACAATGATCGCCATGACCTCCATAGCCGGGTCCAATAACGTAGGCGTTGTCTAGCGTTGGATCATATGTTATGAGTAAACCGGATGCTCTCTGGTTGCCGTTTCCAAGTAATTCAACGTGACTCTTTTTTGATGGACCACTGGAAAACCTAATGTTTGAATCGCCAGTAGACTGGACGTTGAATATTGTAGCGGGAACAGTGGGAGAGCCACCGTCCATATATGTCGCATTGGTTATACCGACAAGGCCAGACTGAGAAGCTTGACCGCCATTTCTCAATATTGTTACAGCCTCTCTTACCGATGATTGGCCATTATCTATATGTACTGATAATCTATCTTTCATTTATTTTAGTCCTGATCAAGTTCATCATGGTAAACAATACTAAAACCTCTAGAAGTGCTTGAGCTTTTTATTCTACTGGAGAATTTTTGCATAACTTTCACGCCTGAATCTACAGTTCCATACATGACTGAGTAATCATATCCAACGGGATTGCCATCTGCCCCTAGATGTGTTCCGGATCTAGATATAAAGTTAGCGTCTTGAAGTGTTGGGTATCTATTATTAAAGTGTGGCTCCTGACCAACAACTATTCTTTGGCCGGAAACTGCATAAGGTTCTAGGAATACACCCATGCAGCCGCTTTGTATAACATTGGCTAGTTTTGTTCTACCTAATGTTCTTTCTGAGATAAGTGATTTACCGCTTGGTATTTCTATGGAAATATTGGATTCCCATCTACTCCTTGAATAAGCGTTATCCGCGTTATTACCTAAACAAGAAAGGGTTGCGTCTGGGTATCTATATAAAAATTGGTAATCTCTTACATAGTAGCTAGACTCTCCAACTACCCCACCGCTAGAATGTATTATAAATCCAGCACCGTCTAGAGAGGTGTCGTTTAGGAATCCACAAACGGCAGAGTTATGAAAGCCGTCATCTTCTGGATCGCAAAAGCCACTGGTAGCTAGGTGTAAGGTCTTACACTCATAAAGACAGTGTGAAACCTCGTTAAGAACAAATGATTCATCAAATATTGTAAGTTGGCCACTAATAATGACATCATTTAGATAAGCATCCCACATAAGGTGGTTGCCTTGACCGGGACCTCCGGGATAACCTAATGCAAACCTTCCGTTTTGACTAGGAACAAGATCTCCATAAACGGTCATTTTAGCGTCATTTACGTTATGTATAGCTCCAGAAGGTGAGCCGCCAATACCAATATTGTCCCCACTAAATACTATAAAGTCATTGATGCCAGACCAGCGTTTTTGGGATGTGCCTAGGCTGTAAGATTCACTGTCACTTGGTGATATTTTTCCAGCTACCTGAAGGGTTCCGTGATCGTGCAGGGAGTTAGTTCCAATTGCCAATCTAAGGTTTGAGGAAGTTAGGTCGCCGTACAGAAGTGGTGCTGGGCCAGTCGTTACTGGGTTGCCATCAACGTCGCAGAGGTGGCCAGATCCAATCTCATGAGAACCAACATATAACTTATAGTTGTCATCTCTACCTATGTAATAACCAGCACCGTGACCTATTGCTATATTAAAGTCACCTGTCTTATTATTATTTAAGGCGTAGTTTCCCACGCCTATGTTTCCAGAACCTCTAGTATTTCCAGCTAAAGTTTGATAGCCCACAGCTGTATTGCTGCTACCATAAATATTGCAAGACATGGCGTGAGAGCCAATAGCTGTATTTCCAGAACCGTTAAAATTAGGTCTAAGAGTAGCGTAACCAAAAGCAGAATTGTCTGCGGTAGATCTTCCACCTCCCGTGTAGTTTATTAGGGAAAACTCACCGGCCTTTGTTGTTCTAGTGTCAGGTGTTGAGAAATTTCCAGCAGATATATCCCTTCCGTCCATCATAAGGTGGACAGAATCAACAAGATTAATCAAGCTAGTTCTCAAATCTAGGGGAGATATCTCCTGCCTAGAGTTATCAGGCAATAACTCATTTATAGAGCTGAGGTACTCTGATTTGGTCAAAATCATAATTTATAACCGCCTACTTAAAGCTAATTTGTAACGTCGAAGTGTCAAACTTGACTGAATCACCTTCGTATATAATTCTTGGATTATTTAATTCTGCATACATAAGCAGATTGCCCGTTCCAACAGTGCCTGAATCACAAACAGCTATTCCAGATACCCATCCCCAATCTTGAAGAGCGTTTGAGAATAAAAAAGTAACACTATTTTTTATAAGACCACTTCCAGCGTTGTGATCATCTATATTGTAATTCCAGTAGTAATCTCCACTGGCTGTTCCACCAGTTGTGTCATCTGGGTGAGATAGGAAATATCTTCTATATCCAGTATCTCCATTACTATTACCAGATGGTAGCTCTGGTATGGTAGAGCCTGTGTCTGACTCTCTAGGTACACCACTACACAGTGCTATTGATATACCGTCTGGCTTTGCGAAGGATTGCCCTCTAAAAATATGCTGGAGTAAGCCTGACTCCATATAATCTGATAAGGCGGTCATAGAGTTTCCCCTTTAAAAATTCCTAATTGTAAACGCGAATACACACTATTATACACAAAAAAAGAGCCATCCCCAATGATATGAGGACGACTCTCTTTTGTAGTTAAGGCAGTACCTAGATTAGAAGGAGCCTAAGATAACTCTACGGTTATCAAGAACACCAAATCCAAGTTCAGCAAAACCATAGTAGCCAGCTCGCTGCTGTCTGTGAAGAGTAGGATCTTCAAAGACCTGAACTGCCTGCTTCATTGGCATAACGAAGCTATCGTTAGCTGACTGATCAAGACCAACAACCAACTCAACGTCGGATGTTTGAACAGCCCCGCTTAGACCCTCAGTGAAGAAGGTCTGATACTCTTGGCCTTCGCCAAGCTCATCGAGATCGTGAAGATTCACACCAAAGATGCGTGTGATTGGAGCACCACCTTCAGAAGCGGTGTAGATTTCTCGACGAGTAACTTCGTCTACCTGATCAAGTCCCCAGTTACGCACATCTTCGAGTGCTTCTGGAGAAACATAAAGGTCAGTCAAGCGACCGCGATTAGCGGAACCGGTGTTACCGCCAGCGTTTCGTCTCATAACAGTCTGCATGAGGGAAACAAGTCTCTTGCTGAACAATCCAGCAGTTGCATCGCCATCGTAAACCAAAATGTTACGGTCAACGCCAGCTGCTAGGATAGTGTGCCAACCATCGTCATTCATTTTCTTGACGAAGCCAGCTTCCATAACCTGCATCGCACGGGCAGCAACGTCCCAACGAGCTTCACGAGCAAAACGCAGAAGATAATCAACTGAGCTTGTGATGCTATAAGTTGGAATCATGACGTAGTCGCTTTCGACCGCACGTTCAGGAATACGACCGTGACCTGGGTTGGTGTAAGCAACATGCTCACCTTCAAGTCCCGGTGAAATCAAGTCGAGTGGATACTCAGTAGATGCACCCGGCTCAACATTGATGGTCTCGAAAATATCACCAAGGATATTTCCAACCAATACACCCTTACGCAAAGGGAGTTCAAGTGCCTTAGCAAACTCGCGTTGAGCTGCGTAAGCCACATTCTGGTCATTATTACCAGTCTGCTTCAAAAGTGAAATAAATTCTTCACTTGGTCTTTCTGTATATGACATTGTTAAATTCTCCTTTAAATTATGGCTTAGGCACCGTGATTAGGAAGGTTGATGTAAACTTTAGCGTAGCCGTCTGCGTCTTTACGAGACATGAAACGACCGATAGCCAAGTTACCCGAAGCTGTGGAATTCTTAGCGGTTGTCGAAATATGCCCCTGAGTTTCAGATGCATAAGCCAAGTCACCAGCTTTAGGAGAGCCATCAACTTGGTCGGTAACAACCCAGCCACGAGTCAAGACGGTAACTTTACCACCCAATTGAACTTCATCTTTATACTGGTTAAGATGAGTTCTAGTTAGATCCTTATTAACAACATCGTTAAGAATGATGCCAACTGGAACATCTGTTTCGGCAGCTGCTTGAGGTGAAACGGTGTTTTCACCTTGGTCAAGGGCTGCACCCGAAGCACCAGCAAGTGCTGCTGCATCTAAACAAACAACTTCGCCTCTAACGCCAGTGGCTGACGAAAAATAGCTAATGTCTGTTGATTCTTCATATCTATCTGCTTTGAGAGCCATTGTTATTCTCCTTTAATTTGAAAATTACTTTGTGTTAAGGACGTGAGATTCAAACCAGTCAGCAACGCTGGCTCTAGTTTTTTCGGATTCGTCCAATTCTTCGGACTCCACCAAAGTTGCTTCAGAAGACTCAAGATCTTCAAACGCTTCTTGGTTAATTTCTTCTGCTTCCGCTTCTTCTTCAGCTTTAGCTTCCTTTTCTTTCTTTTTCTTTTCTATAGCTTCTTTCAGCTCTGGTGGCATACCAGCTTCAGCTTCATCTTCTTTTTCGTCCTTTTTTGCTTTCTTTTTCATGAGAGCAACAACGGCTTCAAAAGCTTCATCAGCTAGAGACTCGAAAGTAGCAAGAGATTCTTCAATCTCTTCAGCTTCAAAGCCAGCTTCTTCCAGAGAAGCCTTACGCTTCATCATAGCTTCTTTTTTCTTCATCTTGTCCATTTCCTTCATAGCTTCTGCTAATTCAGTTGTGGACGTATTAAGTTGATCTTCAAGTTCAGCAACGCGAGCCTGAGTAGATTTAATCGTTTCATTAAGCTCATCAATAGTTGCTTGACTTTCTTCAGCCTTTGCTTCAAAAGCTTCGACCTGAGAAGCAAACTCTTTATCTTTTGCTTCTTCGATTTTAGCTTTGATAGCTTCATTTTCAGCCTTAGCTTCTGACAGCTGAGTCTGAACTTCGGCCAACTGCTTTTCTAACAGCGAAGTATCTGACATAATAATGTCTCCTAAAATAGTGTGATTAGAATTGATATCTTGTACGTTGAATTGTGCCGTGCTTTTATTATTTAATATAACACTCCTGGGGTTGGCTGGTTTTGAAACCAATCCTTTACCAGAAAAGGATATATTGGAAAGAGCACGACCAACCTTATATCCTTCGTATTCGCCCGACCCACCGTAAGCACGCAAATGCTTAGTTAGAAAGGCTGATTCTTCGTTTCTCGCCAGAAGCTTAGAGTTACCTTCGCTGTCTGTTAAAGCGTAATCGAAACCAGAGAAAAGGCATTCCATTGAAACAAACCACTTGCCTTCTTTAATTTCAGCTATGATTTGCTGCATCCTCTCTCTGTTTTCTGCACCGGTCCAGCTGTTGTATAAAACAGCTTGTGATATTATGTCAAAATCTTCTGGCATGTCTGAGTCGTCTGCTACAGCCTTGCCATCTTTAGTTAAAACATAACTTCCGGTTATATGCCCAATGATATCATTCTCATCGTGCATAAAGTTAAATTGTTTATCTTCTGGTGTATTTCTAGCTTCCCATGTGGCTTTCGCTAGGAACACATCGTCGTTTTTATTCCAACCGCATGAAACCAGAACAGACTCTATGTAATGTAAGTCTATCTGGTCTTTATTTTCAGCTTTTGCAATCCCCAGTTTCTCCAGTTCTATATCTGTTAAATCTTTGAGTTCTGGAAAGGGGACTTCACTCTTTTTCAGGGTGGCAGCAGAACAATACGCAACACTGGCGGTGCTTTTAACAAGCTCGCCAACGCCGTCTTCAATTTCTCTTTGATATATTTTTATTGTCATATTTTTACCTCACAGGATTATACACAAAAAAATATTTTTTTTACAAAAAACGCTATTTTGTCCCAAAAGAATGTTCTACAAACATCCCAATGACAGATTTTTTATAATTTTCCATTGTCATATTAGAGGGGGATATTTTTTGGTTCTTTAGCTGTCTCTTGAATGAAGCAGAGCTTTTGTTGGTAATTGAGAGGGCGTTAAATATTGATTTATCATCCACGTCGGACAAAGGCTCTAGGTTCAATAATACGTCTATTTTAATAGACTCCAACTCTATAGCCTCAGCTTTTGTTAGTTGTCTCATGTTGGTTTTTTCTTTAGTTCCAAGATAGGCCTTTGAAACACAACTGAGAGAGTCGAAGGTGTTGGAGGCCCATATAAACATTTCAGCTAAACCGGGTTGGCTTTTAGGTGTATCAACCCTTTGTTTTCTAGGCTCTTCGTCTATTTTGAAGGGAGGTCTTCCATTATCGTTTAGTGGGCGTTTTTCAGGGGCTGGCTGTTTTGATTCTTGCTTTTTATCATTTATCTCGCTTTGCTTCTCCATTTTTTCTAAATCATTCTTATGATTGGCGTTATGGAAAGGACTGGCTTTTGGAGGTGCTTTATCTGCATCTCTCGCTTTGTCTTCTCTTTTTAGCCTTACCTTCTCTACTTCGGGAACTTCTTTGAATCTTTCAAGTACGGTTTCATGAGATATAATATCCCTGTCGGCAAGTTGGATCAGAAGTTGTTTTTCTGAAGACTCGTCAGATAAACTCATTTGGTCATAGACAACGTGAGCGGCCTTTCTGAATCCCATAGCCTTACGAACAAACTCAAGCTCTTTTTCCCAGAACTTTGTTAGTTGATCTCTACCGTACTGAAGTCTCTCGACTAGAGTTTTCAGAGATATAAAGTTGTTTGTAAACCCGCCACTCTGTCCAGCCATACCGGTTAGAGTTGGGGGAACACCCAATCCAGCATAAATGCTATTCAGAACAGATTGATACTTTTCAGAACCCAGAAATTTGTATACTTGACTATTAGATTCTGTATACGAAAGCTCTGGCCCCCAAACAAGCTCCATCGTTCCTCCTCCAACATTACTAGCTAGAATATTTCTTAGCTTATTAATAGCTGTTTTGTTAGGTAGGATTTTGTGATCTAGACTACCGAGAGTCCAAAGTCTTATGTTTGAGATAGCCCCATCTAAAGCAGATAAGTCAGCTAAACGCATCTTCTCTAACATTATAATGTCATCTAGGATAGCGTATACCAACGGATGTGCCCATTGTTGCCAGTCATCTTTTTTGTAATAAAATACTGAAAGCCTATCGGGGTCTAACGGTATTTTTCTTTCGCCATTTTTTATAGCATTTTTAACATTAACGGGCAGTGTCTCTAATACTTTGGCTGGGATAGCACCATCTTTGAAGTTATCAAAAAAGCTATTTGCTTGCAGTTGATAATTTTTTCTACCTAAAAATAGATTGATCTCGCCATTTTTAACATCAACAGTTAAGGGGTTGAAGAAGTTGTACCTCCAAGGAACAACAGACTGTTCTATTTGGGGAACCTCTAGAGTTATATCGGAACCTAAAGATTTTACATATTTTGTGATCTCTGGCGTTAGCTGAGTGTAACTTTTATATATAAACACTTGTCCGGTTTTATACAAGTTGTTTAAGAACCGCTCCGACCGCTCTTTGCCACCTATCTTTTTCCACCACTGCTTCAAAAACTTTTCTACGCTTTTGTTCTCGTGTACAATGTCGATACCTTGACAACCAAAATCGCCCATAAGGTCGATAACATTTCTGACAATTCCAACTTTGTCATACGCATCCATGCACATCTTGATGGCACGTTTAGCTTGGCGTGGTATTTGTTCGTCTGGTCTAAATGCGTAGTAGTCTTGGCTTTTGAAACCGGGTCTGACAGATCTGTTGGTCTCTATGTCAAGAAAAGTGTCTCTGTGATAAGCTTTGGTTATGCCTTCGTATTCATGTATAGAGCTGGAAAATTCTTCAAAGGCTTTTGCCTTACCTGTAGAATCGCCTTCGTTCCAAGTTATAAGAGGGTCGTTTGGCATGTTAATTCCTATCAATCAGATTGTAATTGGATTGTTAATTGAACTGTTACTAGATTATACACAGAAACCTAATAAATTCCGTTCATACCTTCTGTGAACCAGTTCGGACCGGAGAAATCATCTCCACCTTTCTCTTTTGACTTCTCTACGGTAGCGAATCCTCCGTAAAAATTATAGATAGTCGCTTCGGGTGCTCTTGCTATTGTTCTAGCGGCCATATTAGCCATGAGCAAAGAAGAATACCTGTCTTTTCTGAGTTTCCCCTTTTTGCCTGTACCAATTACTGTTTCTGGTGTATCCCACTTGTCACGACCTGTAGCGGTTTGTGTGATTTGAATCATGGTTAGTTCGTCTTTGAGGTCTTCTATTTCTAACACGCACTGTTCTAGGGTATCATACGTACGGCCTTTTAATCCATCTTCTGCATTAGCTATTCCTAGACTTACAGAGTCAAACATAGGAAATAGCAAAACCTTGTCTTCTAGGTCTTTTCTTAGGCCGTGATTAGCCTCGGATAACCACTCATATCTAGAAAATTGACACATCTCTAAAATATGTAATCCTCTATTGTCGTCTGTATCTTTTGGTTTGTTTTCATCTATTACTGGCCAGATTGGTAATTCGTCTTCTTGGATCTTATCTTGGTCGTGCAATGATTCCATTACAGCAATACCTCCACCTCCAGCGTCCATAGCTATGTGGATACATGGGAATATTCTCATAAGATCTCTAATTTTCCTAGAGCAGTATGCGTAAAAGTCTGACTCTTTCGAGTATCCGCTCTTAACTTTTTCTTTGTGCTGATCTCTATTTGTTGTCCAGCAATGAACTATTCTTCTATGATCGGCATTCGCCTCCAAAACAACTATGCTGAAATTATCAACTTCAGATGCGGGGTCAACTCCAAAGATATATTTTTTGTTGGGGTCTCCTCTTAGTTGTGCCTGAAAACATATCTCATTATCCTTAGAGTCTTTGACCTTGCCTTTATCATCAGTCACGCAGCTCTCGATCAGGGTACGCTTAAAGAAGCCCTGAGAATCGCGTGTAAAGCACGCTCCGAACTCCATCTGATATATTCCAGCATGTACCGTTGCCTTCGATCTGGCGACCTGTGAGGCGTCCATGAAGCCTTCTGGTAAAAGCTCGTAGGGTATTCTTATGATTGAGTAATCTTTCCAGTTAAAGTCCTTTGGTGGATCATCTCCGAAAATTTCTCGTAATCTATTTTCCCTACCTTGGCTCTGGATTATTGACTTCCATTTTTTCCAGTATTCAGCAAAGTGGTTGAAGTCGTAATAAGCAGTCCCGCTTAATATAATCTGGTTATCCTTCTTATCTAATATGGACTCAGAATCCTGTTCTATTTCTATGCCTAGTTCTTGAGCTTTCTTTTTTGCCGCTATCTTTTTTACGTTTTCTATAGGATCAGAGCTAACAGCAGCAAACCCAGCGACAACTGTTTCAAAGATATCTCTAGGAATGGAAGCGAACTCATCGCTAATAATATCATTAGCTCTCTGGCCTCTAATCTTTTGTCCGTCACCCAGAGGGAGGCAAGTGACGCGAGAGCCGTTGATACGCATAACGCAACGATCAACATCTCGTCTGGGTCCACTGTTTGCATCGCACATACTCCTGAGTATTGGGGAATTATTCCAGATTGTTTCCATGTATTCAAAAAGAACTTTAGACTGCCTGAACGCAGCACCAACAACTACCACTTTTCTCTCAGGTAATAATAAAGCTCTAATCATTGAGTATAGAGATAATATAAATGATTTTCCAAAACCACGACTAGCAATAAGCATGGGAAATCTTCTGTTCCACATCTCGCACAAAAAGAGTGCCTGTGAGGGGAGGATGTTTATATTGAAGACTTGTTTGCACAGAAAGGAGAAGTACTCCGGCCTAGTCATTAGCCATAGAAGCTTGTAGTGGTAGTCATCTTCGTTGAAGTTTACCAATTTAAACGGATTGAAAACATTCCTATCTTCAAGATCTAAATTAAGCCAAGCTTCATTTATTTTTTTAAGGTTGTTCATTACTTTAAACTGTTAATCGAATTGAATTTTCTTGTGTTAAGGACTAGGTCTGCAAACCCATAATAAACTGATTCGTTGGCGTCTAGATACCAGTCTCCGTCTTTAAATTTTCTTTTCAGGTAGCTTTTAACTTTATCAAAGTCAGGTTCGCTGTAATGCTCTTTAAAATACTTTCCGTCTTTACAGCCTTCTGCGTATATATCTAACATTGTCTCTGTTTGGCGTTTTTCAAATGCTGCCCCTTTTTGTACATCTAGATAACTTCCGCCGTAGCCGCTGGAACCAAAGTGGCACATAAAATATGCGTGAGGCATCATGACTCTATTGTCGGCAGCTTGCAGAATAATACTGCTCATGGATTCTGCTTGACCATAAGCCAGTATGGTTATGTAGGATTTAGCCATCATGATGGAGTCAAATATGGTCATTCCATCATTCCAGTTACCTCCAACACTATGCATGTGAATTAATATAGGATCATTGGATAGATTATCTAATAACCTAATGTTCTTATAAAAAGAGGAGGCCATTTTATAGTCCACGCCGGGATCTTCATCTGAATTTGCAACATAGCTATGAAGAAAAAGCTCTCTGTTCTTAACGTCTACGCCGTACGAATTTATATCTGATATCATATCCACATTAATTGTCACTTTTTCCTCCCGATAGAGTAAAATTCATTGACCCTTTTTAATATGCTACTGACAACAAGTTTTGCATTTTTCCTATTGCCGCAAAAAATAACATGAATATCGTCATACATTTGAAACTCTATCAGCATTTTTAACATGTACTTATTAGTGATCTTGATAGAATTCCAATTCTCTTGCGGGATGTCAGAACCTTCTGGAAAGTCCATAACATCTTTGAGTGAAAATTCAAGAATTAAAAATTTAAATGGGAAATCTTTCATTCTCTCTATTTCTCTCATAAACCTATGTTTGTCTTTACCTAGATTTATTGCTAACTCGGATATTCTTCCTTTTCTCTCTATACAAAGTTTGTCCTCTAATCCTACTAGAGAGTAGTCTCCAGTATCTAATTTCTGTACAACCATGCCTGCACAAGCGTGATATCTACTTTCAAACCTTTCAAAAGTATATCCGTCTTGTTCTCTGGTATCTTTTATAACTGTATATGCTGGGGCTTTAGGCATTTTTGTCTCTCACTATATCTGTGAATAATCTTTCGTAAAAGTGTTCGTTTCTCGTTACCTCTTTGTGGCACGCCGCACATAAGGTGATTCCATTGTCTATATCAAATCTCAACATTGAGGCTGATGACCATTTTTTAATATGGTGAACTTGAAGGAGTTTCTTGTGTTTGCAATTAGGCATTTGGCAGCAATATCTATCTCTGGATAAAACCTTTTTACGCCACTCTTTGTATACTGGATCGTGGAAGTCTCTTCTCATTTTGGTTTTACCCTTGTTACTTTTATTTCGTGCATCATCTCTTTGAGCATTTTTGAGGTTGCTGAAGACTCGTCTTGTTTGAGTATTATCTCAGAAAATCTACAATACGCTAGGTAGCAAGCATCGTCGGGATTATCAGCTTCCACAAAAATAGTGGGATACATCGAGTTAAACTCTTTTAATCTGAATTTCTTTAATCTAGCTATGACAGCCGTCAGATCAAATGTAACATTGTATATAATCATTTATCCAAGTCATGTTCTACCATAAGTTTTACAAGGTCTTCAAACGAATGTTTTGGCTTCCATCCTAACTTATTGTTTGCCTTGCTGCAATCTCCTCTCAAATAATCTACTTCTGCTGGTCTATAAAATTCAGGGTCTTGAACAACACATGAAGACCAATCATTTATTCCAACGTGTTTAAATGCTACGTCTAAGAATTCTCGAATAGTATGAGTTTCGCCAGTGCAGATGACATAATCATCAGGATTATCCTGTTGAAGCATCATCCACATTGCTTCCACATAATCTCCTGCATACCCCCAATCTCGGAATGCTTCCAAATTACCTAGACGTAGCTTTGGAAAGCTGTACTGAACTCCAGATGCAAATAATAAGTCACCTTCTTTGCAGGCTTCTGAAATATCAGTATATTTTAAATTTAGATTTTCGAGCCATTCCATAAACTCTCCAATCCACTTAGTGATTTTTCTAGTTACGAAGGTTTCTCCTCTTCGTGGACCCTCGTGATTAAATAATATACCAGCACTAGAATGAATATCATAACCTTCTCTAAAAAGTCTTGTTAGATGGTGTGCGGCACATTTAGCTATAGCGTAGGGGCTTTGTGGCAGGAACTTTGTTTCTTCATCTTGGTATTTTTCCATAGGCAGCTTGCTATCGAAATCTCCATCAGTAGGTCTTTCATCATAGTTTCTTCCAAACATTTCACTAGAGCTTGCTTGGTAGAACCTAGCATTAGTTAATTTTAGATCCACAATGCTTTGTAGTATATTTAGACAGCCCTTGCCCGTGATATCCCATGTTAATGCAGGTTGCTTAAATGATACAGCGACATGAGATTGAGCTGCTAGATTGTAGATTTCATCTACGTCTACGTGTTCTGAAAGGACTCTGATTATACTATGCGAGTCAGTTATATCTCCTTGAACGAGCTTAAAGTTATCATGACTGAGAATATTCTTTATTCTACCGGTGTTGTCGTTGCTAGTTCTCCTAGCTACTCCTATGACCTGATAGTGTTTAGAAAGTAGTAGATCCGCTAAGTGGCTACCGTCTTGTCCTGTTACACCAAAAATAATCGCTTTCATTCCTAGTTTCTCCTCAGAAATTTTTTTTCTATCGCACCTTTTAGTGGCACTTCTTTGATTTTATTTTCTTTGAAAAGATGATTCCAAACTCTTTCCCATCCTTTTGATCCTTTTTTATTTTCAGGTGGAGGCCATTTAGAGAACTCTTCGCTATCCAGTACTTCACGCATTAGAGCTGAAGCTATGATAAACGTATTGTACAGTATTATATTCTCGTCG